CCTTTTCATCGTACGAGGATAGCTCGTCTTCTGTAGGGTCTTCAGGTGGGCCATCGGGGTCCGGGCGGCGACGCCTGTCTTCCTTTGGGGTATCATCTTCGATCTCTACTTCAAACTTATCGTCTTTAGTAGCAGCCTCCTGTTTATCAATTTCATCAGGGAATTCAAACTCTGGTAATGGTGGCATGTTTTACTCCTTATGCAGCGCGGCTGATGCCACGCGGGTCTTCGACAACGGCTTCGACAGAGTCGTCATTGACGATTCTAAATTCTCGGCCGTGAATTTTCAAGCGGGTGCCTGAATTGGGTCGGCAGATGATGAAATCACCTACCTTACACGATGGCCCATTAGGGAATCGGGTTTTATCTGCATAGGCATCGGGGCCTAGTTTTACAACAAATAGTACTGGGGTCAGTACTTCTTCATAGTGCATAGCTTGGCTTGATTTAACAATGCCTATAGTGCTATCTGCATACGCCTCGACAGCATCTGGTACTACGCAGAGCATGTGAAACGTAGAGGGGTCTGGCAACTGTTTGGCTTTGTCTTCATCCTTCTTATTAAGAAGGCCAGATAAGTCTACAGCGGAAGCTAAATTATCAATCATCGGAGGACTCCATTTTTTGCACGAGGTCATTAACAAGTTGTTCAGCATGTGTTAGACCCCGGACAACACCTGCTATATGCCGATACTCGGCAAAGTCTTTCGCACCTCCCCCTGCGAGGAAGGAAATTTGGTCACTGCGGAGCTTGGTAATCTCCTTAGCTAAATACTGAAGCGTTTGACTACTCATCTAACCTCCTTTTTAGGGTTTCGCTGTTGCTGGCGCTGCTGTGCCATCTGTACAGCCATCTGAGCTTTATGCTTGGCGGCATCTAGGCCCATACGTACGCCTTCTGTTTGCTGCTGCTTATCCATCTGGTCACGTTTACCTGCTGCGGAGGCGCTGACCTGCATAGCTGCTATCTGCATCTGTGCGTCGATGCGGGACTTCTCGATCTCTAGCTGGTCAGCCTTAGACGCTGCATCAATCTGCTGCTTCTGCTGCTTAAGCTGAAACTCCTGCTGTTTAAGTTGTAGTTCCTGCTGCTGCATTTGCATGATTGGGTCTTGGGCCTGTTGCTCGTTCTGCTGCTGAGTAGCCTGCTGCTGCGCCTTCTGCATCAACTGCTGGGACGCTTTAGCCGTAGCCATTGCAACTTGGTCTGCCAACTCCTGCGGCATATTTTTAGTCTTCTCTTTATCTGGCAGTGGGTGGCCAATCTCCATCTCTACTTGCCTACGATATTCAAACGCAATGTGCTCATTAATATGCGCCATAGCTGCAGCCATAATTGCTGGCGCCTGCGGATTCATCTGCATCATCTGTTGAATTTTTGGATTCTGAATAGCAGACATGTGGGTTTGTACATGCGCTTCGTGGTTCTGCTCGATAAACGCTTTTACAGGTTTGCCATTCAAGATATTCTGGTTCTCCTGCACTGGGTCTGTAGGCATCTGGTCCTCTTCTACCGGTACAAGTTTATTGGCGTTCTTAATGCCTAATACCTCAATCATCTGGCGGTGTAGCAGCGGTAAGTTATACAGCTGCGGTGCGCTTTGTGCGAGCTGTAAAACTGCTTGGTACTGTACGATCTTCTGTGCCATAGTTGCGGCATTTGGGTCGCTAACTGGGATAACTTCTGTAGAGTCGTAATCAGATTTCTTAGCCTTACGATTACCTTCCGCCGGTTTATAGTCGTACTCTTCTGGTGTGTAGTCGGCGATGATAACTTTGAGTAGTTTGAACTCCTGCTTCATCGTATAGTGCAAGCGAGCCTGTACAGCTGTCATAACTTTTAGCGTACGCTCAAGTAAGGCTAGTGTCGTGCCAACGGGAGCGTTTGTGCTCATGTCGCTGACGTTCATATCCCCACTTGATGCGAAGGCCCGGCCTTCTTGCACGATGTTCTGAAACAACGCATATAGAACCTGACTCGGCTCCTTATATGGTAGTGGGAGAATGTTATCGCGGATACTACCGCTCGGTACGTCTACGTCTCTAAACTCGCCGGGTTGAATAGGTGTGTCATCTCCCTTAATCCTAAGCCCTCTTGACTTAAGTCCGCCCGGAAGATTAGACAAAGTGCCCGCATCAACTAGCTGACGAATGAGCATGGTTGCTGATTTTGCATAGCCACCAATTAAGTGGATAAGGCCATAGCCGTAGAAGCCAAAACCCGGAATGTACTGGTAATGAACGAAGTGCTGACGCTTAAGGTTAAGTGTGTCGTCCTCATACCAATTACGTCGGATAGCCAACACAGTACGCGAAGATTTTTCTATCGTAACCACGTACGGTAACGCAATACCCGTAGCTTCGCCTTTCTTATTCTTGTGCTCGTGACCTACCAAGTTTAAGTTGACGTGCATCTCAAGTATGCGGTAGCGGTCGTCCTGCGTTGCAGACATGCCTTGCTCTTCAGCTTTCTGCTTCTCAATGTCATCGAGCTCATACCCCGGCTCACCTAAATCAACGTCGGCATAAAAGCCAGCCTCTTGAAGTTTAATGACGTCATTCTCAGTCTTACGCATCACGTGTGTAACCCGTTCAGCATCTTCAATATTCGATGCGCCATACGGCACAACAATATCTTCTGCTGGAATAAACACAGCTACTTGCCGCCCTTTACTCGGGTCAAAATACACTTTCTTAAACGCGCTACCCGCAAGTGGTAGAGACCACAACATCTTCTCGTGTTCTGGGCGGTACTCGCTCATCACGTCTGTAAGCTGGTAGTTCATGTCCTCGCGTACGCGTGCGGCGGCTTCTTCCCGGAGAATATCTACTGCGCCAATAATCTGTGTCTTAACAGGCCCCATCGCAGGGAAAGTCTCCATCATTGCTTCACTCTGGAACCTAACGACAGACTCGGTCAACATTGGGTGGAACACACCGCAAGCACCCTGCCACGGCTCTGTTCTATCTTCGTACTGCAACCCAAGAAGTTTTAGCCCATCGACATAAGTTTTTATCCACTCTTTGCGGTCCATTTGATCTTTATCAAAGCCCGCTATCAACTCATCAGCCATGCTCGATAAGTCACCGTTGTCTATGTACTCGGCGAGGTTAGCGTCGAACGTATCTTCCGTTTCAACTTCTGGCTTTAACTCGATGTCCACATCACCTACGTGAATATCCACAGCTTCTGGGTCTTCAATCTCAATCTCCATATCTGGCTGCTCTGGTAATTGTGATAACCCCATAGGGGCCGCGTATAAACCTTTGTCCATAGTTCCTGTTGCCATATACTATCCTTTTTTAAGTTTTGCCGTGTTAGTTTTCGGATTATAGATAAACGCCTTAGCCGGTTTTGGCGCCCCATGTTTACCCGATGCTGTAGAAGCTCTATCTTTCGCTCGCTCCTCTGCGGTCATGTCATTGCGTTTCTGCCCTGCGGTAGTTAGCGCCCCAGCATCATTCATCTGCCCGCGCTTTTTCAGTATGGCAATCGCCGTGTCTTTACTCCCCACTTGTGCAGCGAGTCGGTCGACCAACATATTCCTACCCATGAATTTTTGCGTCTCCATATCTACTCCTTAGAATTAAGGCTTCAAACACTGTAATACCTGCTCTGCTTGTTACCCTTGAACCACTTAATGTCCTCGGGCTCATCACTCGGCAGCCGTAAAAATCCACCCTGCCGGAACCGCATTAGGGCAAGTGTTGTTGCATCCACCAAGTCATCGTGTGCGCCAGAAGGAAATTCAGCAATCTCATCAATCAGCTCCTCAGCCCAACGTGTCTCAGGTACCCATACTTTCCCAGATGCGATTATGTCCGATACTGCGTTAAGGCGTGCAATTTTATCCTGCCCCTTACCCGGGGTGTACTCCTGCACGGGTATACCCATCGCTCTGAGGTCATAAATCAGCGGAGCCCCTGACGCTTTCTTCTCAATGAGTACGCCATCGGGTTCAAACTGGGCATATTCTTTCAACACGTCGCGCTTCAGGTCTGGATACTCCACCCGTTTCTTATACGTATTCAGCAGGATGATGTTCGGCATCCCGTTATCCTCGTCGTGGTTAAAAATCCCCCACGTCGTCCCTGCAGAGTAGTCGGCCCTGTTATTCTTTTCAAACGCCGTATCCCACGTTTGTAATATGTAGTCGCAGTTTGGCGGTAACGGTTTATCCCAGACTTTCCACCAGTCGCGCTTAATAATAGCGCTCTCGTTACCCACGGGATTCTGCTGGTACTGCGCTTGCCACTTACTATTAGGCAGCTCACGCTGTAGCGCGGCTAACTCCTCGATCGACCAGAACTGCGGCCATAGAGGATTACCCGAAGGCAAGATCGCTGGGAACTCGATGACCTCCCACTCCTCCCCATTACGCGCCGCAGCAGCTTTGAGCACCTGCCCCGTCAAATCTCTTT